GGTGTCCGGCGCCGAGGAGGCGATGTCGAAGCCCCATGTGTACGCGCCCGTCGTGCCAATCTGCGCGCCCGGTGTCATCGCGAAGAAGGTCGCGAGGGCATAGATACTCTCGTCGTACGTGAGCGGACCCTCAATCGCCGCCTCCGTCCACTCCTTGCCGAGCACGTTGAGCGTATCGAACTTGTTGCCCATCGGCGCGAACTTCGTGACGGTGCCCTGGATGTCGGGCGCGATCGAGAGCGAGCTGAGGCGCTTCGTCGCGGGTACGATGCTACCAATGACCGACTCAATGCCGACCTGGACGAGCTCGGTGACTACAGTTCGCTCCGGCATCTGCGTTCTCCTTGCAAGGCAACAAACCCGCAGACGCGGGCGACACGATACTGATTCGTCGGGCTATTGGAGGAGGAGGCGAAACATGTGTCCGAGTTCCACGAAGTCCTGGTCCCCGTCCTCGTAGAACTGGACGTATTCGTTTTCCTGCACGGACGAAAGGACCAACCCGCCCGCGACCGTGGCGCTCTTGCGGTGCAGGAGCGTATACATCCGGTTCGCGCCCGCCTCAAGCGCGACGATGGAGTTGTCTGGCTTGATCAGCCGAATCAGATAGAGTGCGTTCGCCATGATGCGCACGCCGGCGACCTCGGACACACTCACGGAACCGCCGCCCTGATTCTGGAAGACGGTTGCCGGCAAGACGGAGCTCTGCGGCGCCTGCACGCGATAGACGCCACCGGGGCTGGCGCCCATGTAGACGGCATCGCCTTTGAGCGTGCTGGCAATCCACTTCTCGGCGGTGACGATGGTAGCCACTATTGCAACCCGCTCTCGAGGTGCGACAGACGGCCGATAAAGGTCTGCTGCTGGCGCTCAACCGCCGGGACCATTGCCGGGTGCGCCGCCATGTACCGCGTGCCGAACTCCTGATAGACGGCGTACTCAACATCCGTCGTCACGGTGTAGGCGCCGGAGCCCGTGCGCGTTGTGTGGATGCTGTCGCGGTAGCGACCGGTACGGACATGTACGCCCGCTTTCCACGCAGCCTCGACCGCGGCGGCGGACTCCGCCACGATCGGGTCAACGACCCCGGGCAGGCGCGCCGCGATCCGCGCGAAGTCGTTGCGGATGATCTCGATGCGTACGCCGGCGGGCATTACGACGCCTTCTCAGCTGGCGCATCAGTCTCCGGCGCCTCAACCGGCGTGCCGTCCTCGTTGGAGACGACCGAGTAACCGGCGTAGGCGCCGTCTTTCTCCCGCTCGTAGTCCTCTGGCGAGACCGCGTATTGTGCGCCCGTCTCGCCATCCTCAATGATGACCTTCTGCATTTAGGTATCCTCCGCGCAGATCAGCCCACGACTCGTGTTGTAGCTGCCCGCGATGATGGCGAGAATCCCAAAGGACCGTGACCCGACCAGGACACGATTATCGTCGGCGACGGCGGTGCCGAGCGGGATGGAGATTTGATAGATCGGTCGGGTTGCCTGGACATCCGCGATCACGCGCTCCGCATCGCTGCGCGTGAGCGCCGTAATCCGGCAGGGTACCGTCGCGGTCGTGGACCATCCCGGCTCGGAGCCGCCGGCGCCATCGTCAATGATCGTGCTGGCCTGGATCTGCGCGGTATCGGGCATGGCACGCTCATCGGTACGGCGCATGCGATCGAGCGTCCCCGCGGAGAAGTACGGGCGGACCATCAGAAGAGCCCGACCGGCTCAAGCAGCCGCGCCTGGTCCATGCACCGCTCGTAGGTCGTCGCCTCTCTCGAACTCCCTGCACCGAGAATCGCGGTATCCACCCGATCAGATGCCTTCCGCGCTTTCGTTCGCCAGCACTCACTGGCGGCCGCCTTCACATCGTAGGTGCCACTGGTGGGGACTGCGGCCGTCCAGGTGATCGTCCCGTCCGCGACAAACGCCGCGGGATTGCTGATCGTCGCGGGCACCACCCAGACCGGCTCCGTCGCTCCCGAGACACCGGGCAGCACACCTGCCGTGTATCCCGAGTCCCCGTCGGTCCAGACGGACTGGCTGTGTGGTGCGTACGCCCAGCCATTCGGCACGGTGGGCGTGACGAGGACGCCGGCGAGATAGGTCGTCGTCGCCGTCCACGTGCGGTAGCCCATCGATCGCAGAATCGCCGCGTCGATCTCCGCGTCGGTGAGGACGGGGTCAAGCGCCGGCTCGACCAACGCGGCGACGGCATCATGGACGTCAACGGGAACGCTCATCGGACTGCCTACTTCTTCGCTGCAGGCTTCGCGCCGCCGGCGGCTTTGTCATCGGGCCTGGGCGCGTCTGCGGGGGCGTGCGCTGGAGCGTCAGCAGGCGCGTCAGCGCGAGCATCTGCCGCCTCGTCAGCGGGCGCGTCATCGCTCTTCCGCTTTGTCCCGCCCTCGTCAGTGAGTCCGTACTTCGCTGCCTCCTCGTCCGTGATCGTGCCGCCGGCGGCAACGACGAGGGTCGCGGCATCGGGGCTGTCTTCGGAAACAATATTCCCTTCCGAATCGGCATACACATTGACATCAGACGTGTACATCGGTGTCTCCTCCGTGATCTGCTTGATGGTGATGGACCCGGCAGAACGCAGCTGCTCGTTCTTGCTCAGTGGGTCGCAAACTCCGTGCCCGCGACCCACCTGGAGGCGGGGATTCACGTCTGGCTGCCGACGCTCACCCACGTGGACGTGGACGTTCCATTCGTGGCTGTGCAGATATACAGCTTCCCCCCGGTCGTGTCAGTGTAGCGGTCGCCCACGGCACAGGTCCCGGCGAGCGCGTTCGCGGCCGGTGCGCCTGCTCCGGTGAAGTCACCAACGCCCGCGCCGGTCGACTTGGCGCTCATGCGTTGGCGGGAGCCCGGCATCGTGTTCGGGGCTCCCGCTGGCATATAGGACATGCAAGGCTCCTTTCAGGAGACTGGATACGTAGCCTAAAGCAATTAACTAGGGTAGTCCTGTCACAGTACAAAATGCTAGGGGGCGATAGACTGCAAGGGCAAGGCGCTCCTCTGCCCGGATTGTTATCAGATTTTTGACAAAATCATCCACGTTGCTATTCGTGGTCTCGACGGTGATGCCCTGCCGCCTGAAGATCTGGGCGCCGAGTTTGAACGCGCCGACGAAGGCGGTGTGCTGGGTCTGGGCGACGGTGGCGACCACCGGCAAGCCCCAGAGACGATTCGGACCGGCATCGGCGGGATGGCCCCAGATGTAGATACCGTCCGCGGTCTTGAGCAACTTGACGTTCTGCCAGTCGAGCGGATGGATGACAACCCCATCGGCCGCAAAGAAGCCGACGCTGGCGATCTTCGTGATTGCCTTGAAGACGGCGTCGGGGATCGGATCGGTGCCGAGAGCCTGGGTCTGAATGCCCGATGTGGTCTCGATGCCCTGGATGTTCGGCGGGGTGCCGTTGCCGAGCAAGAGTTGCGCTTCTTCCTGCTGGCCGACCATGAAACGCAGGCGGTTGTCCACGTAGTCGCGGATGACCGGGAAGTCCGCGAACATCTCGTCGGTGACCTTCGCGGTCGCGGCAATCTTGCGTACTGGCGCGTCCACCTCGGAGGTGTCGAAGGCTGCTTCCGGCTTCGTGCCACCTTCAGCGACGATGGTGGCCGCATTGGTGTACGTGTCCTCACGGACATACCGGATCGTGTTCATCGTCGTCTCACCCGGCGCGATGAGATCGGCGACGGTCAGCGCCTGCTGCCCGAGCATGATCATGCCGGGCTGCCGGTCGTATTCGGTCAGCGTGGAGACCGCCGTCGTGAACGTGACCTTGCCCGCGAAGTCAAGCTGCTCCGGCGCCTCGAAGAATGCCTGCTGCTGGCCGCCGCCGGGGCGCCAGCTTTTGTATGCCTCGCTGTTCACGAACCGCTCACCGAGCGATTTCGTGGCCGGCGAGCTGCCCGGTTCCGTGGCCTCGCTGCCGGCCGGTCCGCCACTGAAGGGGACGGGACGGACGATGCGGCCGAGATCATCGACGCCCTTCTGGTTGTCGCGGTCGATGGCGGCGAGGCGCTCGGCCTGCTTGAAGGCGTCCTGCAGCGGCGCCAGCTCCGCCTCACGCCGGCGCACTTCCTCCACCTGATCTGCGGAC